TTGCAGTTGATATGTTTGACTGAACTCGGTCTGTCGCTGAGCTAAGTCTTGAGCAAACTGACTGATCTGCGCCGAAAGTTGGGTGTTCTGAATCGCCTCCCCTGCTTGGGCGCGGCGAATATCTTCAGCTAATTGTTCCCTGGAAATACCAAGCTGTTGAGCGAACTTGTTCATGTCATTGGCTTGAATAGTTTGGAACTGTTGCTGCGCTGCAGTAAACTCGGTCTGCCGCTGAGTCAGATCACGGTTGAACTGATCCACCCTAGCGTCTAACTCTGCTGTTGCCAAGCTATCCCCAGCCTGTCGGGCAGTAATCGCCTCATCTAACTGAGCCCGAGTCATCCCCATTTCTTGAGCAAACTGATCTATTTGATTGTTCAATGTGGCTTGGAACTGGGTGCTTTGGTTAGCCACTTCTTGCTCACGTAAAGCAAGTTCACGTTCGCCCATCCCCTGTTGCCAGGTTTGTTGAGCCGACTGTAGACCATACGTGCGGTCAAACTCACTTTGCTGGTTAGCCAAGGTCTGTAAAAACTTAGCCAGATCATTCGAGATCTGTGTATTTTGGATTGCCTCACCAGCCTGAGCCCGGCGAATCTCCTCGTCTAGTTGTTCACGGCTTAGACCGTACTGCTGAGCAAACTGATTCTTTTGATTGTCTAAGGTCTGACCGAACTCAAACTGCTTTTGAGCAAACTCTGCTTCGGCAAGACCTTGTCCGCGCTCAGCTAAGTTCAAAGACACTCGCTGAGCCTCCGCTGCCAGAGTCTCGTACGCTTGGCCTGTCTGTGGATCAACATAAATGCCTGTAGCATTACCCTGCATAACTGCACGGTTAACTGCTTCAGTTAGCCGTTGACTTTCCGCCTGCCATTCGGTTATGTCTTGCGCCATCTGAGTCTGTCTGGCTCCAGAGTACTGTGAGTACCCCTGGGCGCCAAGAGTAGCTGCCTGATTAATCCGGTTCATCTCAGCGGTCTCTTGCTGAGCCAACTGTTCCTGCATCATTGGAACGTAGATATTCTGGCTGATCTCTTTTTCGGTATTGGCCAAGTTCTCTACAAGTTTTTGACTGTGTGCGCCAGAATCGAACAACCCCCGTGACCGCATGTATTGGCTGATCAGTTGCTGCCGCTGGTTCGACGCATCAAGGTACGGCTTGGCGTAGTAATCGGTGATCTCCTTGAACCGCTGGTCATCATAAACACTGCCCTTACCAAGGTTTTCCACCGCTTTTTGCTGCGCCTCGGCAAAACCCAACCCATACTTCTGTTGTTCTTGTTCGTACTGAGCAGGATCAAATGTGAAAGTTTTGGCCATGTTGTCCTCTACGTGTTAAACCGCCTACCACGCGGCAGCCACCAAGCCGTGATACTATTGATCTGGTGTGGGTCTGAGTTATCTTGCTCAGTCAACTTGAACTGGAACATTCGGCTACGAGCCAATGCCTTTAACCGCGCCTGAGTTGGAGTGCTGCTATAAGCTAAACGAGATTGATCAAGAATGAAGTCGATAGAAAGTCGTCCGCCAGTAGTGCCAACTGCACCAGTAGACTGGATGATCGTTCCTTCACCAAGACCGATCACCTCCAAGGTAAAGTTCTTGGTAGTCGGGATTACAGCATCGACCCATATCTCTTTTAACCGTTTGATCCCATCATAGCCAAAGTCCAACATCCCCGTCTGCATTTCACTGTCAACAACCGAACCAGATGTCCCTCCATCAAGATTACCAGTATCGTAATTATCATCCCCCCAAGCTACCCACACCCCACCAGTATAATCGCCCAGTAGGGTCACTTCCTTCTTGTCTGAGTTGGTATAACTGATCCCGCAGTTGTAACGGAAATTAGCGTAAGGCGATGAGAACACACTCCAGTCTTCTAACTCAGTGTTCCAGACCAAAGCAGTATCATGGTAACTACTCGCTGACGATGTCGCTAACCACACCACCTCGTTCCATGGCTCGCCCCGTTCAAAGCCTTCCAAGTACTCCATCCGTAAACGGTTAAGATTTCCCCAGGTCTCTTCTATTGGGTAACTGATATACTCCGGTGGAGAGTTGGGTGACTTGATCCGGTAGATCCCTTCTGGAGTAGCAAAGTACGTAACCCCCTTAGAGTGAACCACTGATCCAGCAGCAATCGTTCCCATCGTCTCCGTGATCGGTTGCTGTACCCATGGCTCAGTAGACGAGTAGTCGTAGTTGATCCGGTGGATTGACTTCTCGTGGAACACTAACAACGTGCTTTTACCATGATTGGCTAACGCTACCCCTTGAGTCTCACGAGAGCAATGCATGTACTGTCCAGAAGCCCACTCAGTAGCTACCCCTTCATCAGACCATTCAAGTATCGTCTTCCCGTTACTGGTGTTCAGAGCCCAAAGACGACCTTGAAACGTAGCGATGTCTTTAGCGTACTGTGGTCCAGTAGTAATCGCATCCGTCAGAGTAGTAGCGTTTCCAGTTCCTGTCCATTTCCATAGACGGTTGTTACCAGGTGCTGTGCCCACGATATAATCAGTTGTTCCTTCAATGAACTGAGCCACCCTCATCCTGCTGGTTGCTCCATCAGCAAAAGTAAGGCTACCAGTAAGCTCAACCCATTCAGATGTGTTGAAGTAGTAGATTTTGCCATTACACAGAGCAATCAGTTTATTGATCGTTCCAGACTCAAAAACAGCTAATTGCTGAACTGGTTTGGCGTCTACTACATTGAGTGGGATAAGTCTGGTAGAGCCTTTACGCTTGAGCACTCGACCACGGCCAACAAGATGGTAGTTCTTTAACGAAAACAGGTACCCGGCTGAGTAGACCTCGTCGGTCAGCCCAGCACGCTCGTGGATACCATGCCAACCAAAACCACGCCTAGGTAGCCGGTATGATTGGCGCTGCGGTCCAGGCGGCATGCTTTAATTCCCATCCCCATAGTAACTGTCCCCAGAAACCTCATGGTAGTTCCACGCAGGCGTTCGCATACGGTCGAACTGCCCAACATCAATCACCGCTGCCATCTGTGGCAGGTCGATCTGATTGAACCGTTGTAGCATCGCCGTAGACCTGGGATCGTCCTCCTCTTCCCATAAATAAGAGAGTGAAGCATGGACGGCTACCTGAGAGAACTCATCTGGGAGCAAAAGATTGCCACCGTTGATCCCGGCAGTACCAGCAAAGTTCTCAATCTGCCACCCTTGACCGTAGACGTTCGGGTAGGATGCTATATGGGTTACTGATGGCTTTGGAGCGATCCACAGTTCAGCACCCATGTGGCAGATATAGGACGGGGTACCAGTGGTTGCTCCGGTGTCACGCCAAGTCGGTTCGAGTTTGAAGTCTATTTCTTTTTCGGTAGCCCATTCGAGATAGGTGTCTCGTCCGGCATAGCGGAATGAATGGGTATCGAACCGAAAGATCAATGGACAGACGGAAGAGATCACGTAGTTATGGGTAGACGCAACAAGAGGAATAGTGATCGTAGTTTTCAGCCAAGGCCAAGCCCCCGAACGACCGATCATCCGCAACCCCATCTTAGCCGCGGCTTCTACAGAAGCATCATCCTCAGTGGAATCACCAAACCCACCAACTCGTCTGATCTCTTCCGTTAACTCAGTGAAAGTCATGCCTTCTTCGCTTTCATTGCGTTGACCGTGGTCTTGAGTTCAGCTAACTGCTCTTGAATGGCTTGCAAGGCAATCCCCAGGTTATCCTGGGTGACGAACACATCCTGAGCAGCAGACATCACCAGCTTTTTTATTGCCTCCTCCTGATCGTCAGCCATGATGTCCTTTGCCACTCGGAAGCACTCCATCCTTGGTTTATTGTAGATTGGTCCAAGCAAGGTATCGATATGGATCGGGTTAATCACCCACTCCAATCGTCGTGGCTTGCCGTTTCGGTCCAAGTACGCCGCATTCGGGGGGAATGTGAGTCGTCCGGCACCGGAAAGATCAACACCAACCTTTCCGTCGATCAGACACTCAATCGGCATACCCTTGGGGGTGTCGTTCATATATCCTCCTAAGAAAGAGGCCGGGGAGCCGTCTGACCCCCCGGCCGGTAGACGCTACGGATTTGTCTGCCGCGTACCGCCACCAGCTTCAGTGCGGTACGACCGATAGGCGATCAAGGTGATGAACGTCGTATCGGTAGCAGTTGTTGCCGTATGGGTGCACTTCCATCGGCCCAGACGAGCCGCACGCAACTTGAGAATACCCCGAGGATTAGCAACCGTCGAATCTACATCAGTAACCGTAGAATCGGCGTACTGAGCGTAATAGACACGCAACTTCTTAATCAACGCCGTCTTCGAAGTGATCGAAGTGCCATGGTACCAAACAGGGATACCAGTGCTGGTGAAGAAGTTGGTTCCATCCAGACTAACCTCCAACGAACAGGACGCAGTCTGCGTCCCACCGTCAGTGTTAGTCCCACCCACCAAGATCATCGCCGAAAACGCTTCCAGATTGGCTAGATCAATCTCGGTAGTCGTGTCTACATCTGCCGTCCCCTTGAGGGTATCCTGGAGACCGCCGGTACCAAGCCCATGGTTATTGCTCCAGCGCATGGTATCAACGTAAACCCTTGCTCCTGGCGCCTTCAGAAAACTGTGGGTGGTCGCTTGAGCATTGACTGCCACCATCAGCGCCATAGTAGCAATGAGGATGCCATTCTTCATGGCTTCACCTCCAGGTTAAGGGGTGAAGGGCTTGTAGGAACGGTAGACTACCAGGGTGACAAACGATGTATCCGCCGCCCCGCTAGCCTGAGCACACTTGAACCGACCCAACCGCGACCCCTGGATCACCATACGCGTACGTGGACCAGGGATATCAGTAGCGGTTACCGCCGAGTCGCCATCCACTGCGTAGTACACCCTGAACGCCTTAGACGCAGTCGCTCCTGGAGAAGAAGATAGCGTATAGATCGGCGTTCCCGTGACCGTCATAAAGTTGGTCCCGTCCAGACTAACCTCCAACGAGCAAGAGGTTGTATGGGTGCCACCAGCAGTCCCCTGAGCACCCTTAACGCTGAAGAACGCACTCAGAGCCTCCAGGTTAGACAACTGGATCTCGGTAGTAGTGTCGACGTCCGCAGCGGCCTTCAGGGTATCGACCAACCCGCCGGTACCAATACCGTGGTTGTTGCTCCACCGCAAGGTATCGACGTAGACCCTCGCCCCTCGATCCTTGAGGTAGCTATAGGACGCTGACGGTCCAGCGTACACCGAAGCCACCATAAAGGAACTCAGGATTGCCGTGAGGAGGAACTTGTTCATGGTTTTATCCTCCTTATTCGTAAGTCTCGGTAGCACGCCAGACGTTCAACTGGATAGACGACTGGTTCATGGTGGTAGCGTCGCTGTCCTGCATGAAGTCCGTGCGCGTGCAACCAAAGACCTGACGAATCGCCTTACCGTAGCGATCATCATAGAATGTCTCGGTACGCTCAACAATGCGTGGCCGAGACCCGTAAGCAACCGCCAACGCCCCAGCACCCAGCAACAGGCACCGACCGATATTGTCAGCGTTAGCTCCAGAGCCCGCTACCCGCATCCGCTCATACTCGAACACGTGCATCCCCTGGAACGACCCTACCTCACCCGAAGCAATCGGGTTATCAGCACCAGCCGGAAGAGCATCCTTCAACTCGCGGAAGATTGGGTCCTGCCGCAGGTCGCTGCAAACGAAGGTATCAGCCAAGAAAACATACCCGTCTGTGCTGTCCTTCTTCACCGGGGCGATCTTCAGCCGACGAGCAAACGACCGCAAACGCATCATCTCAGTCGCGTTCAAGGTCATGGTCGCGTTCATGTCAGCCTGAGCTGTGGCATTGCCCGTGTATCGCTGGTTCGGATGCGCTACCGCAGTCTGGGTAGCCAGCAAACTGGACGCCTGACCAAAGTACGGATACTTCTCGTACATCCCGTCCAGGAACGCTTCCTCAGTATTCTCGATCAACCAGTCAAGCAGCGCAGCCTTGGCCTGCTCGCCGAGATTGATCGAGGACACATGATCGTACATATCAGGCGAGTTGTACCCCGCCGCGTGCTTGAGCAGAGACAGGATCACCGCACAATCGTAAAAGACCAGCGCTTCCTCATTGCCAGTCATTACGTTCGTTGTGCCGTAGGTATAGGCACTGTTACGCGGCGTACTGGTAAGCTGCCGACGCAACGAGATCCGCACCTCAGACCCCGCCGCCTTACCCAACTCGTCATACAGATGGATCGGCGCTCCAGCCATACGCCGGAACACCTCCTCCCCGCCCTTCGCCTGTGCGGTCATCCCACCCTTAGCGAAGAACGTCTCGAACTGCACCTGCACATGCGCCGTCTTTGACCAGAAGATCTCCCCGAGGGGGTCACTGGCATCAATGGCGGCAGTTAGAGCAGTGTCAACCGACATGGTTTATCACTCCTTGGATGTTTAACACCAAGGATCTTAAGCGCCTTCCGCGTACTCTTGCCGGGCCTGCGAACGCAACTCACGATACCGCTTCATCTCGTTGTCGCTGAACGCTGCCTGTACCTGTTCTTGCGTAAAGATTTTCGCTCTCAACCCCTGGCTGTATCGTTCAATCTTGGCAATTAGTGCATCATCTCCACTACTTGTCTGCCGGCTCGCCCGCGTTGGCGTGCTAGCAGTTGCAGATTCTCCTTGCACCCTCTTGAGGAGTGTTTCTTTACGCGCTCCTGCTGTTTCTCTGGCAAGCATCGCTTTACGGCCAGCCGGTGACGCCCAGATTGCACTATCAACAGCATCAGCCTTGTAACGCCACTGACCGTTATTATCAAACGACCCGAACTCAGGCGAAACTTGCGCGTAGAAATACTTGCGAACATCAGCAGTATCTTCCGAACTCAGAGCAGTATCACCATACTTTTCCTTCAACGTCCGCTGGAATAGTTCCTCGTTCTCCCGCTGAGCCTTTTCCCGCGCTCCCTCTAACGACACCTGATTACGAACCTTACCAACCTCCTTAGCCAACTGTGCCTGGAACGTAGCCTTCAACTCATCCAGATCACGTTTGTGTTGCGCCTGCAACCGCTTGGCTACCCGCTCCTCGCGGTCATCCAATGCCGCTGAAACCTCAGCCGCAACCTTCTTTCCAGCATCCGTATCCCCGAGATAATCAATGCTACCAAGTCGATCCAGAACCGGGTAAGGGGTATCATCTGGCTCCTTGTCCTTGGGTGCAAACCCACGCAACGTGTTAACCATCTGCTCGTTGACCTTTGCCTGAGCATTGCGTTCGTTCAACCACGCTTGCCGCTCTTCCTGAAACCGCTTACGTTCAGTTTCAATCGCTTCACGTTCGCGCCTGTTAGCCTCGGCCCGCTCGTGGTTGGCATTAGCAAACTTATACCCGTTGACCAACTCATCACGGGTAACATGCTTGCCTTCAATCTCGAAGGTTTCCTGCTCTGTGGTCGTCTCTTCATCTTCCATTGCTATCGTCCTTTACTGGCACAAGCTACGGAGGCCATCGCGGAGGCCGTCGATCGGCACGCTCCCGGCACGTTACGCTTGGAGGTCTTAGGGATCGAGTTCACTGCTTCGCTACCATTTCTGCCTTTGGTCCATCAAAGGCTTCCCACATGTAATCCTTACCAGAACCCTTGGCAATCAGCGCCGCACAAGCTCGATTGAGATCGTGCGGCTTGACAACTATGCCATACCACTCATTACGACTAGGTACTTCGTATACTGGCTTGCCATCCATAAACGGCGAGATAACCCCAACCTCAACCCCATGGAAAGCAACTACTGCATGACCAGGTGGAATCTTACCCTTCTTCTGGGTTGTCCAATTAATCGTACAATCCCACCCGTCAAAACGACCAGTAAACACCCCAATATCATGGTTCGCCCGTCCAGCCTCCTTGGTAATCCCCAAGTCAATCTTCAACTGACTAGCCTTCAAAGGTCCAGACGACTCCACTACAGCAAACAAGATCCGCTCAAATAGCGGGTTGATCGGCCTCGGTTGCTGGTAAAGGTGGTCGGTCTCCGCCGTTACCAGCGGCACCCCATACTGCCGATCATCCTTCTGCGGGTCAATGATGATCTGGTGAGCCACTAGTGATCCCTCTCGTGATGCAGTAATCGCACTGGATCACTGCCGCTACGCTGATGAAGGTTGATGTCAGCACCAGATGTCTTACTTATTCTGTTTAACTCTTGTTCAATTTGGTCATTAACCAACCTATCATCGAAATTACTTCGATTTGTCCATTTAAGAACACCCCTTTTTTGATTCATTTTTTCTGCTGTGTTATCTCGTATTTGAACCCCTTCTCTGTCCATACGAGCCTGAACGTTTCTTTCTCTGGCGGGAGAACTTGACTTACCCATCTTACTTATCCTCCTTCTTTGGCGAAACCCGGTCGCTCACATACTCGCTCTTGGTTTGGGTCTGCCACCGTGGCTTACCCTCGGTAGAGCCACCAACCCCACAGGCGTTACCAAGGATCGCGTCCTTGATCTCCTTGTCCGTTAGGACCTCGCTCTTTGCCATCACAGTCCTTTCTGCTCGTGCACGAATGGCACCTTGTTAGGATTCGCCTTGGATTTGCTCTTACCCTTCGCTTGGTCCATGTTCGCCTGCTGCTGGTCTCGCGCTGCTACCAACCCACGACGGGTACTACGGTCCATCATTGGTTCCGCCGGCATCTCCATAGTCTTACCACCTGGAGGTGGGACATTAGGCAAGCCAGTAATCCTACCAGTCGGTGGCGGTCCAGCAGGTACCCGTGGTACCTTCTGCATAGTATTTGGCGGAACCATCGGAGGCTTAGTGGTAGGCACTGGTTGATTAGTCGGCGTCACCGAAGGCACCGCAGGTGGAACCGCTGGTGGCTTTTTTACAGGCATCCCCATATCTCCACCTATAGGCATCTTAGCATTAGGGAAATTCTGGGTAGCTACCGGAGGAAACTGATTTCTTGGCATTGTCAACGACCCTTCCCCTTGCAACCCTTCTTCCCCCCCTTGCTCTTGCACTTACCCATGATGATCTCCTTTACTTACGTTTCTTCACCCCTTGTAGGGTCATCGTGATCGACGCATTGGCCACCGCCGCCTTGGCGTAGCCGGCTACATACGACATCGGACCAATGAACAACCCCCGGCCATCAGTAGCGTTGCCGAAGTCAAACTCAAGGTTAGACCCGTTCTTAGCGCAGATCCCCTTGGCGGCAACGTAATAATTATTAGTGTAGGAAATCGTTCTAGCTACATCACTATATACCCTCAACTCTACCTGTACTGCGGTCGTGTCATTGTTGACGAATGATACCTTCTCGATCACTGGATAGTCATTCTTGCCAAACAACTTGTGACCAACCGGCCCCCATCTCTGACCAGCCGGAATCGAGTCAATACGCGACTGACGCGGGGTCTTATCCACCTGATAGATCAAAATTGGCTGAGTCTCGGTCGTGTCCAACCACGCCATGTCCCACGCATGGAAGTTCTTCGCCGTGCTATCAGGTCTGGTCGTCTTGGTATACAACACATCAAAGGTAGCGGTGCTATCTGAGTCTCGGATAGCACCGATATGAACATAGGCCGTGTCAGTACTGAACGCCCGTTCGTAGGCATAGCGGATCAGCGAACTATCCAGTTCAGACTTGATGTACCAGACGTTGTCGATCTTGCCGGTGAACTGCGAGGTGGCGCCACGGAACGCCCCCAACTGAAGCGAATCAACCGTTAAAGCCGTATTGGCGTTCGTCAGTGCAACACTACCCTTATCGTGACCATCGATCATGATGTAGGCAGTGTTTGTCCGCCTCTGGATCGTTGCCTGATGCCAAGTGCTGTCATAGTAATCAACCGCCAACCTAACCGTATCTAAACTGGTACCGTTACTGGTCGTAGCATAAAAGATCGGTTTGCCGCCAACGCCAATATCAAACTTAAGCATCACCGGACTCGAATAGGCAGCCCACAGCACCTGAGCCTTCTCAGGATTGGCCTTGTTACGAGAGTTGAACCACAGGTTTACTGTCCACTCATTAGTGCTAAGACGAAAATCGCTGTCAGCATAGCGATAGAGATAGGTCCCATTCTTAGCCGAGTAGGCATTCCCATAAATACCAGGGACGAAAGCAGGAGTGCCACCCTTGTATAGGAAGTTCGCACTTGGACCTTCATCGGTCGTTGCACTCAATGGCCAAACACCAGTTGGAGCAATAGCACCAGAATTGCCGGTCTGGACGCTGTCAAACCAAGTCTGCGTCGCATAGACTGCCGCTATCATGGTATCTGTAGACATGTTGCTAAAGGTGCCATCGGCCGCCATGTTCCCGTCGATGATCTCCCAGTTAGTGTCTACATCAGTATCGGTCACGGTCAACACAAAAGCCTGGTTCGCCCCACCGCCAGCATCAGGAGGGAGGTAAGTAACTGTTCCCCAAGCAGCGGTAGCCAGTACTGCCAACACCAAAAGCAATCGTTTCATTACCATCTCCTATTCCATTGCCGCACGTTTAGCGATGCGCGACACGCCACGTTGGGGAGGCATCTGTGAAGGCAAAGCACCATCAATGGGCACTGTACCGCCAACCATAGGCGGGGCGCCGGGAGGCATCATTCCAGCCGCACCTGGCGGAGGTGGCCCCCCGGGACCCCCAGCAGGCATAGCCCCCTGTGGAGGCTGGGAGGCATTAACGACCATCTCCAATGCCTGCTCAACAGTCATCCCGGTCTTCTTCTGGAAATCTTCATCACGCTTGAGCGCGGACATCCCCGAGTCACGTTCCTCAATCGCTCGCAACAGCATATCGCGGTTGTTCCAATCCAACTCATTAGCCGCCCACTCGACCGCCGCCGGACCAACAATATTAAGCACCATCTCTGCCTGGTCCATCCGTTCGAGCTTGTTCGCCTCCTGACGAGTATCCAGCGTCAACTTCAACCGCTCGAACACCATATCCTCCACCACCTCATCATTAAGCACCATGATCTCGGCCTTCTGGCCGTCAGGCGTCTGCAACTCGCCTTGATCATCTTGCTGCAAATCAAAGAAATACATCGCCTCGTCTTCTGAATGCGCCAAGAACAAGTACTTACCCTGACGCGTACCCGGGTCCGCTACTTGCATGATCCGCGGTCCCCGCATGAACTGACAGATATTATGTAACCGTAGCAACGTCGCTCGCCGTAGACCACTCTCGATATGCCGTTTAACCTTGACGTTCAGTCGGCTGGTCTTCGCCTGCAAAGCTCGAATTGCACGGCCGGACTGAATACTCCCAGGGACATCTCCCCGGTCTACCTGCTGCACCCCCGAGGTATCGTCCGACAACTTGCGGATCAGCGGCAGAATGCTCGATGCCGCTTGCAACCCCGTGGGATTAACCCCCCGATGCTCCGGCGGTGGCACCCCAATCTGGCTCTCGATCACCTGATGGGGTTCGTAGAACAACTTGGTCAACTTCTCGCGTTCTTGAGGCATCAGTGACCCTTTGAACACGTGCCAGTAACCCACATTAGCCAGAAACAACTGCTCCAAGAGCTGAGAGACCGACTCGTTGTAAATATCTTGGATTGACATCAGGAACGAGATCTCCCCTCGCGCCCGAGGCTCGTCCATCAACATCTCATACGAGAAGAACGCGAACGGGTAATGACCGTGTCCCCCCAAACTCTTATCAAACGGCGACAAATGATACTCAACCAGCACTGGTCCAATCGCTACTGCCTCCCATAACTCGGTCACTGGAGTACGATTAACTACCACCATCTGCTTCTCGTCCTCCGACAAGTCCTTGTAGGTCTTCGCTGTCAGTGGTTCACGTCCTTCCTCGGTCTGCACGAACGCTCGCTCACCCGATTCGAGATAACGGTAGTACTTGACAAACTTCCGCTTCTTCTCCCACTGCCGCTTGACCCAGCACCGCGAGTTTTTCGGTCGGTCAGTGGTCAGTAGGGGAGCCATGTTGTGTCTGGTGGGTGAGAAAGCGGCCACCAGCGCAGGGGGTTGGAGAAAGTGGTCGTAGGACTCGGCGGGGAAATCCCCCTCGTGACCCGGATAGCGGTCCTCCAGGTCCTTAACGCGCTCATGCTTGAGCATGATGATGTACTCGGCGTCTTCCCTTTGAATATCTTCCGCATGCTTGTCCCAAATCAGGTAACGAGTATCCACCGGGAACGCCACCGGCATCCCCATCCCATTCGCCGCATACTGATCCCACCCCTCAAACAACGCACCTTCACCGATATGGATGGTCATCGTAATGACCTTTTCCAGATCAGAGTCCCAGTTGTCCTCCTCATCCCGCGACCAGTCAAGAATCTGCATCAACTGGTGGCCAAGCTCGTAGTCCCCTGCCTTGCGTCCAATCGGATTAACTACTGGCTTGCCATCAAGGATCTCCGCCGCGATCATGTCCACATCACGACGGATGAAATTAGCCACCAACCGAATACGGAACCGATCACGACGTTGCGTCCGATGCCGATACTGCTCAGAAGCATAGTACTTCTCCGCATCATGAGCAATGCCAACCCAAGGAGACATGTCCGTTACACCATCGTGAATCCGTTCATTAATCAAATCCACGATCTCATCAGCATTAGATGGTATCTGCTCTCGCTCTTCAAGTGATCTGGGAATAAAGTCGGTAGCTACCATAGCATCGCCAAGTTAATGGTTTTTAGCAACTACATAGTATCATGTAGTACTAATATAGTATACGAAAACAGCCTTGTCAAGGAATTCTTTTAACTAAAATTGTATCGGCAATAGCAATCTCTAAATCGCCTAATGGACCCTTGTAATAGGTAGTCCCGTCAGTCCCCCTTACTTCAATAGTATCGTATGGTTCACGATTGCCCAAATCGTTTATGACCGACAGTGGAACCTGAAGAAATTTACCGTTAACCCAAAAACGCATCACCGGAACATACTCCTGCTTAGGCCATACCATCCAAGTGATAAACGATATAGCTAACGTAGCGAATGTTAGATGGAGACCATACTGACGCAAAAATTTCATCTCTTAGCTCCCTCAGCCCAACTGGACCATATCTCTCGGTGGCGATTTAGGTTGGCTTCCATTTCCTGTTCTAATTCTGGATCATCAACTGGCTCAGCATAGCCATCAGCAAATTCCCACCTTCTTACTTGAAAGGTTATATCATCTAACTCAAACTGTGCCAATACCATACCAACACAACGTCGGGTGTATACATCAGCCTCTCGATCTTCAATGAAGATCTTACAGTGCTGAGCTACGGTGAGAAGTTTCGCCTCCCACAAACTATCAATCAGAGAAACATTATACTCCTCGTCTTCGTGTTCAACCTCCCTTACCGAAGCAGTCTTATGCACTGTCTTGAAAAATGGAAACCACTCCCTGAAATAGTACTCCCCCAGACCTGGATCGTAGTACATTAACCCATCAATTCGTCGAACAAACTCGGTGAATGGTACAGCCAATCTGGTCCCATCAGCATTCGCTCTACCACCTGGTGGGACCATAACTTGTTCAACTGGGTAGATGTCCTTAAGAGCAACTACCGCTTGAGCTAACCGCCTTTTCGTCGGCCTAATCTTGTTGTCTGGCGGGATATTGAAGCGCTTACACTCCTTGGGGGTGAAGTCGGATGGATCAAGTGCCACCGCTTCATCAAGAATCCGTACCGGTCTGTGCTTTTGGGCAAAGTTCGCTTCGTAGATTTCTCCCAACACGGCAACATATCCTGGCTTAGTCTCCTTGGGCGGCACTATACCCATCCAACAACGAGTTAACTGATAATCAGGCCGATACTTAGACAAATTTGCCTTACTCCCCAAGCCTTCGAACACATCCCACAGAGGCATTACAGGGTTACGCTTAAACTGGATCAACCGATTCATCTGCCACAATCCTTCCATCAGGACCAAGAATTAGCTTCTTTCCCTCTAAAGTGGGTAAGTTCTGGTGGTCTTTATACATTTCCTTAAGAACCATCATTAGACGATGAGCTATTACTCCCTCGTTAGGGTATCCCGCCGCATGTAGTTTGACTTTGCCTGACCCATTAGGTTCAAAAATAAATATAAACCGATCCTTTTCTCTCCCACCCTGTTGATGAATACGAAACTCTCCATCTTCGTTCTCTGAAATCAAGATGTAACTCGGTGCCTGTCGGATAAGCTCTAGCACTTTCCGTTCATTGATAGACAGATGACGCTTCATGGCAATCTCCTGAGAATTGCTGTGCGATTATCCCCCCAGACAATCTCCCACCCTGGTTGATAAGCCACTACAGCAGGTATGAGAAACTTGAGTTTAGACGAAAATGGAAGGCAATCTACCACCACGTAATCAATGTTTCGATTCTCCCAAAAGGTAGTAACTTCTTGTGGTGAAGCAAATGGGTAGCAATAGGAAACCCTACTACTAACCACTTGGAACCAAGATGCTTTGCGGGTGCAGAATACTGCTTCCGGCTTTGTGTTCTCCTTAGCCCACAACGCCGCTGCCTCATACTCACCCCACTCTTTGCTCCAGCGGGTACTAAACACCTCGCCACCTTCATACCCGTAGAAAACCAAAGCAGCAATCAAAGTAAAATAGACCTTGGCTTGGGACTTTAACATCACAATACCATATATCAGGAACGGGATCGCCGGAAGTAGTATCCGGTGCGCTCCCCAAGGCCACAGCAACATTACCGGTAAGTAAACCAATGCTGGCCAACTGTAACGATAATTAACCAAGCCAACCCACAATACCCCACCCCACATACCATACATGATTACATGGCTGTAAACTCGTCTAACAATGTCCATCATACTAGCAGTAGCATTCCCGTCATAGGCATTACTGGCAATCAATTGGCTGAAATACGCACTCCCACCAGAATACACCATCTCTCTGATAAAAATTGGACTAATCAAGATCACGCTGAGAACAACCGACAACGGCCAGTGGATGCGCTTGTACACAATGTAAGACACCAAAAAAACCACCCCGACAGTCTTAAGCCAAACCGCTGCAATCAAAACCAACAACCCAGTCAAATACTTTGGCTTACCTATAAACACCAGAGTAATAAGGCAAACAAACAATAAGTCAGGCAATTCCTGAGAACTAAATAGTATCAAGTGTGGTTCAAAAAAAGACAGCACTGCACCGATAGGCCCAAGGCACCAAGCCATTATCGCCGTAATGGTCATATAGGAAATAGCTGCTGGGTACTTGTATAGATAGTCGGGTATAACCGACAAAATATAAGAGAACCCAGGAGGGTACTTGGTGGCTGGAACACCGTTAATCTGTAATCCTTGACCGGTAGCCACAGACTGAGCTGCTAGAATATACTCAGCATTATCTCCGCTGATGGACAGTTCTCTTTGCCACATCGCAGCACACAGGATCAAAGCAACGAACACTGAACCGATGGTTAACTGGATTTTATTCTCCATAAATCACCTTGTGAGTTTTCTACAATGCCTCTCCGTTGAAGGTTTTTGAGAATCGTATTGGTGATCTTGGGAGTCATACTCAAGGCTAAAGCCAACCTGACCGAACTGACTCCATCTGGGAACATCCTCATTTTTTCGATCGTTTCCCGATAAGGGATAGTACCGTTAACCCAAGAGTTTATCGGTTGTATGACCATGACAATAGATCCTCTATCTCAGTAAACACCGGAATATCGTTGTTTTTAGCGAACTCAACCTCTTTGTCGCCACCAGGAGATTTACCTTCTAAGCGCAGTAAACAATGGCACACCTTAAGCCATTCAAGATCATAGCTGATCCAGAAGTCATACGGCCTTGGGTTGATCAGATTCCACAAATGACTTAGGTGGGGAACAAACGGTATAAATCCATACCCAGCCAAGTAGTCTGCCATCACAATTGCTCGGCGTACATTTACCGACACATCTCCGGTAGTATATGGTCCGGCGATATAGACTCTAATCTTTGGTTCCATAAAGTACGAGCCATTGGCTGTACGGCAACCACCACTTTGTGGTGCAACTCCATCGTCGCCTGACTCTAAACCCAGCCCTGATAAGCGACCTGCGGACACCAAACAATCTTGGAACTTGACTGTGACGACTGATCCACCATCTAATCCAATAGGGGTAGTCAAAGACATTTAACATACCTCATGGTTTAAGAACTCGATACGCCTCTTGTTGCCACCCGTCATTCATACTAATCACCGACCCGACAGCAAAAACACGGTCAACAGTTCGATCTCTAAATGGTAAGTGTAGTGCATCAGCTTTAACATCTGGAATACCAACCAAATCAACCCCAAGATATCTTTCTGCGAATGGTCGGTATTGTTTCTCTCCACAACCAAGATCAATAGTCAATCCACCAAAGTTTTTGCTCAGTTCATTGGCTATGTGGTAGTATACTTTAGGCATTTCGTTCAGATAACACCGAATGTATAATCTCTCTTAACCTGAACTCCTGCCAGTTCCACGGACCAGTCATAGGACTACAAGCTACCAAAGCCAAGCCATCGTCAGCATTCATTATATCCATTCGGTTTTTCATTAGCGTCTCGTAGTCATCCCATCGTTGTTCGCCATCGTACTCTGGCAACCCAAGGTTGTGCAGAATCTTCTGGCCTGATTGGCGCCGTACTGCGGTAGTGGTAAGATTGAGTCCATGCCAAGCACACACCGAGTAATCTACTGCAGGGTAAACTAACCCACGGTAGGTGGTTGGCTGACACAGTATCCGCCAATCAACACTATAGGCTTCTTGTAGAGGAAGATGTTGACGACCACAATAGGCTACTCCCTGATACCCACTATAAACAAACGTAGGGATATGCTTTTTGAACTTCTTGCTGGCCATCCGCTGGTAGAGCCTAAGCAAGATCGAAAACTGCAAACACCGCAGGTAAACTAAATTCAGTTTCTTAGCGTACTTACCCCACCACTCACGATCTTCTGGAGTAATATCAATATCTAAGGCTCGATGCTCCATGTTCCAACCAATACCATCAATTGGTCCCTGTAGATTATCAACGTACTGCCGGAAGAACTCACCAGAGGTCTGGTGGGTCTGGTACTCTGCCAAGATCTTCCCCAAATTGTGGTTGTCACGACCAGCGTTCCATGGTGGCTCCATAGTGCGAACGATCTGCAATCCTGCCGATGCCATAGTTCCCACGTACCCATCGGTATGGTGCATGGGGATACCAACATGGGTTACCCCCGCGCTCAACTCAGCGTTAATCGCTTCTTCACCAGCAAGCCCAGCCCTGAACCCATGCCAATCGAAAATATTCAT